CGCGTATTATATTTGATGTACATGGAGTTCTTTTGAGGATGGAGGCATATGAATGAATCGACTCCAGAAAGGCGGCACTGTTGCGGCTCTGGCGGTTTCCGTGATCGGGGCTTGCGAAGGCTTGCGTCAGGTAGCCTATCCGGACCCGGCGACGCGCGGAGCGCCTTGGACGATCTGCTATGGTCATATTGGCAATGTGCAGCCTGATCAACGGGACAGTATTACGCAGTGTAAGGAGCTTTTAAGAGAGGACCTTGGGAAGGATGCAGACGCGATCGACCGATGTGTCAGAATGGAAATAGTGGCTAACATGTCGGATACGCGGTATGTTGCACTTCTTTCCTTCGCATATAATGTCGGTGTCGGCGCTTTTTGTCGTTCGAGTGTAGTGCGCGATCTCAATGCCGGTCGTTCTGCACAAGCATGTGATGATTTTCTAAGATATAATCGAGCTGCGGGAGTCGTATTCCCTGGATTGACGCGCCGTCGTCAGGAAGAACGGCATCTTTGTATGGAGAGCTGATATGCTTACGACTCTTTGGGGTTACATCATGCCGATCATCGGCGTTGTGCTCGTTGTTGCTGCGGCGGCAGCGTTCGTTTATGTTCCGATATTTGGACGATGGATTGCAGCGGCTTTGCTGGTTGTCGCCGCTGGTCTATTTGCGTTTGACGAGGGTTATCGGGTTCGAGGTAGTATGGATCAGTCGGCGGCGCTGAAGGCGGATATTGTCGAGTTGCAGCGTCAGGCCGATGCATCAAAGGCCGTGGCGGAGAATGCCGCAGCGGCAGAGAGAGCTGCGGAAGCTACCGCGGCTGCCAACCAGCAGAAGGTGGATGTCTATGTCAACAATCTTGCGAAAAATCCTGGCTGTAGCCTTTCCGATGATGATGTTCAGCGCTTGCTCGACATCAAGTGATCCGTCGATGCGGCCTGAGCTTCCGACGCCTCCGCCGATGTTCGGCGTGCCTGTAGTCGTGCCTGTTCCGGCCAAGGGACAGGATGTGCGAGTGTTGGTGGCGAACGAACGGGCTGGATTGCTTAATGCTAATCAGCGACTTCAGAATGACAAGGCGTTCCAGACGGATGTCTGGCAACGCTTCTCGAAACCTACGAGTAGGAAGTGAGTAGTTGAGTTGCGATTGGACCGCGCCGCGTTCCCTGCTAGAACTGGAAGGCAAGTGGCACATCGCTATGATTGGTTGACGGAAATTACCTGAAGGATTAGGTTGTGGGCATGAGTAACATGTTGGCTGCCCATTCTTCGGGCGATCCGTCCTATCTCGGCTATCCACCGACACTTCCTGTCGAGATCGCCCTCAAGGATCATTCGGTGCAGGATATTTGCGCAATCTACGGCTTGACGGCTGTGGATTGGCATGCCTTGTGTCAGAATCCTGTTTTTGTCAATGATCTTCGTCATGCGATCGACGAGCTGAAGAAGGACGGCGTCAAGTTCAAGCTGAAAGCGCGGCTCCAGGCGGAGTTGATGCTGAAGCGCATTTGGGACATGGCGCATGAGAAATATGAGGTGGTGCCTCCTGCGGTGCAGGCTGATTTACTTAAATTTGTGGTGCGTGCGGCAGGTTATGATGGATCGAAAGATCAAGTTGCCGGTGGACAAACGAACGCTCTCCAGATAAACATCCAACTGGGACCGTAAGGAGTATGTGTTATGATCAGTCTCGCGATTGGAATTCTCTGGCTTGCCATCGGGGTTATCGTTCTTGGCGGCGTCATCTTTCTCGCTCTCTGGGGTGTTCGTCAGATTGTGCCAGTGCCGCCCAACGTTGAGAAAGCCATCTGGGCGGTGTTCTTGATTTTGGTCCTGATCTATTTGTTGATGGCGGTGGAGGGTGGCAGTTTGCCGCATCCTAACTTGCTTCAGATGAGGTGAACGGTGCTACATTTGGAACTTGACGGGACTGACATTTATATTTTCTGGGGTGGTGTGATGCTGGGCGTCATGACGCTCAGCGAGTGGTCCTATGCAATTGTCAATCCGAAGATCAGAAAGGGGAAGGCTGCGTGAACCGGGACGAACGGGAAGAATCGGAACGCAGGCACAGAAAGAATCTTTCGAGAAGGAGAAAACGAATGGCCGAACTCACAACGAAGGCAAGGAAGGCGATTCCGACCAGTAAATTTGCTGGTCCTGATCGTTCTTATCCGGTTCAGGATCGAAGTCATGCAGCTAATGCAAAAGCTCGCGCTACTCAAATGGTTAAAGCTGGTAAGTTAAGTTCAAGCACTGCTGCAAAGATTAAGGCGAAAGCAAATAGGGTACTTGGTGCGAAGAAAGGTCTGACGAAGGTTTCGGGCCCAATCGATACTAAGACGTTAGGTAGTATGGGTAAGAGTTTGGATTTCAAATGAGCGGTCATGCCATTGTCGAGGTTCAGTTGTCGTTGTTGGAGCTTCTGAAACGAGAGCCATACTGCGATCAGGTCGAGATTACGCATGAAACTTATGTTGGAGATGGTTTTTATATTATAACTGTTATCAGTAGTCTCCTACCTGACAACTGTCCAGAGATGCAGAATATCATCATCGAAGATGGTGTTCTTCGATTCAAGGCGGATGTCGATTCTGATTTGAGGTAATCATGAGTGAAGATATCATTGATTACCAGCCACCTCCTATATTGAGAGCATTTATAAAAGATTATAGGCCGGGAGAGTTGTTCTATAGTTGGGTAGTTGGTCCATATGGAAGTGGAAAGACTACAGCAGACTTCTTTAAGTTATGCTATATGGCCGGTCTTCAAGCGCCCGGTCCGGATGGTATACGTCATAGTAGGGCAGTTGTAGTTAGGAACACAGGAAATCAGTTAAAAGACACGACGATTGCCTCGTGGAACCTATGGTTTAAGGATGGTCAGGCCGGGCAATGGAAGGCGACCGAAAGGAATTTCATTCTTCGATTTAGCGATGTTGAGTGCGAGGTGATGTTCCGACCGCTTGACACGCCTGATGATATCGCCAGAGTTCTTTCTCTTGAGGTGACGTTCGCCATCCTGGACGAATTCGTGCAGATTCCCAAAGAGATTGTCGACGCGCTTTCGGCTCGTGTCGGTCGCTATCCTTCGAAGAGGGATGGTGGAGCGACTAACTGGGGCATCTGGGGGTCATCCAATCCTGACCTGGAAGATAACTGGTGGTTTGATTATCTCCATGGCGAGTCTGTGAGAAAATTTGGTGTAGAGGAAAAGACAGATGCGATCGCGGTCTATTTTAAACAGCCGTCCGGTATGAGCGACGAAGCCGAGAATCTGGAGAACTTACCGCCATTTGAAGCAGGAAATCATGAGTATTATATCAATCAGGCGAAGGGAAAGAGCGATGCCTGGAAACGTCAGTTCATTGACGCCGAGTGGGGCTTTTCACAGGCTGGTCGGCCGGTGGTCGCATCATTTAGGGATCATCATATCTCGAAAGTGCCACTGCTTTACAACTCAAATCTTCCTTTGGTAATTGGGCTTGACCCTGGGATTAGGGGAAGCGCCCTGGTGTTTGGTCAGGAAGACATGCACGGCCGTCTGAATGTGCTGGGTGAATTGACCCAGGAGGGTTATGGAGCTAAGCGGCTCATTGCCGAGCGACTCAAGCCTTATCTCAGAAGGAGATTTCCAAGTGCTCAACCCATCATCGCACCTGATCCAGCAGCCAACAGTCGTGGACCGACGGATGAACGGACGGTTTGCGATGAGTTTCGACGCCATTATGTGGTCAAGGTGGAGAGCAACAACCGACTCCCTCTCCGTCTTGACGCAATTGACCACTTCACCAGCCTTGTTACCGACGTGGGTTTTGCTTTGCAGATCGATGCGCACGAATGTCCGATGTTGATCAGAGCTTTGAAGGGTGGTTGGAGATACGCGGTGGATGTCAAGAAAGACATCATGAAGGGGGTGGAACCAGAGGACACTCCATATACGCATGTTGGAGACGCTTTCGGTTACTTGGCGCGTTATTTCAACAGGCAGACTGACCGGGAATTGCGGTTTGGTGGCGAGGGTGATAAGAAGGGATTTCATCCTCCGATGAAATTCGGAAGTGGGTATCATTTTTCGTGAGGTAGATTATGGCTGTTGTGGTTGCTGTCGGAGGTGTTCCTGCTGCATCAAGTGATGCTTATGGCACATCTGTGGCGTCGGCCAAGGCTGACATGCTTCCGCCTGCGGCGGAAGTGGAAACTGTTGGCGATTCCCCAATTAAGAAAATCAAGCCTGATGAATTGAGGATGGTTGGGCAGAAACTTGATTTCCTATTCCGTCAGTATGTGTCTGATCGAAGAATCGCGGAGTTGAGATGGCTACGCAATGAGCGACAGTATCTCGGTATTTATGATCCAGAAATCGAAAAAGAATTGTCAGTAAATAGAAGTAAGGCATATCCTAGAGTGACAAGAGTGAAGTGCATTTCCGTTCTTTCCCGGCTTATGAATCTTATGTTTCCTGGGAATGAGCGTAACTGGGAAATCAAAGCGTCCCCGTCAGCTGACATGAAAATTTCGGATGTTAAGGAAGCGATTGTCAATGCTCAGAAGGCGGACAAGGATGCCGGTGTGCCGCCCGCGCCGCTGGACTTAGAGTATGTTATGGGTGCAATACAGACGCTGGCGGATAAACGCGCCGAGGACCTTTCGACTTTGATTGACGACCAGCTAGAAGAGCTTGGCGGTGATCAAACACTCGACTATATTGCTCTTAATCGTTCTGCGATCCGGAGTGGAATTATATATGGTCTTGGGCTCCTTCGAGGGCCTTACGCCCGTCCAACGAAAACTACTGTTTGGGAAGTGGGACCGGATGGTGCGCCGACACCAAAAACACGTACGGCGTATAAACCACAGTTCGAGTTCCTGAAAGTGTGGGATTTTTACCCTGATCTTTCCGCCAAGACCTTCGATTCGATGGATGGTTATTTCACTCGTGTGGTCATGTCACGTGCGCAGGTTCGCGATCTGGCGCGGCGTGAGGATTTCTTTGCGGATCAGATTACGGATTATCTCACCAATCATCAGATGGGAAACTATCGGCCACAGCCTTTCGAGACTGAGCTGCGTGCGATGGGCGTCAAGGTCAATGTCAATGAGATGAAGACTGAGACATCCAAGTACGAAGTGGTCGTCTGGCATGGTCAGACATCTGGGACGTTCCTTTCGATGTGTGGTGTTGATGTGCCAGAAGATAAGCGTGCCGATGATGTTGATGCGGAAATCTGGATGATTGATGCTAACGTTATCAAGGCGACATTAAATCCGTGGGAGGAACTCGGTGTCAAAGTTAAAACGATCCATACCTTCCTTTTTGACGAAGACGATACTTCGCCAATTGGACTCGGATTGCCAACGGTTATCCGAGATAGTCAGATGGCCATTTCGGCTTCGACCCGCATGCTCCTCGACAATGCTTCGGTGGTCTGTGGACCGAACTTGGAACTCAATACCGATCTCTTACGACCCGATCAGGACTTGACTTCTACGTCTGCATACAAGATGTGGTATCGCGAGGGCACCGGCATTGAGGCGAAAGCCCCTGCGGTGACGAATGTCCAGATTGAAAGTCATCTGGACGATCTGATGAAGGTCATTGAGTTGTTTCAGCACAATGCGGATATGGAGACTTTTGTCGGTCCGGCTACTGGTGGCGATATGGCCGGTGCTCCCAGTGAGCCGATGCGTACAGCTGCTGGAGCATCCATGATCCGGGGCGATGCGGCGTTGCCGTTCAAGGATATAGTGCGGCATTTCGATTCATTCACGCAGTCGATTCTGGAATCGCTGGTGCAGTTCAATCGTAAATTCAATCCAAGACAGACTCCTGAGGGCGATTACAATGTGATCGCGCGTGGCGCAACATCGCTGGTTGCCAAGGAGATTCGTGGTATCCAGATGGATCAGCTTGCGCAGACCTTGCAACCCGAAGAGAAGTTGCATGTTGACGATCGTAAATGGGTGAAGGCCCGCTTTGCAGCGCGCGATCTTACGGATATGCTGGTCAGCGAGGAAGTGGCTGATCGTCGCAAGACGGCACAGGATCAACAGGCAGCGCAGGCGGCGCAGCAGCAAGCGGCGCAGATGGAGGCGACGATCCGGCAGACCCTGGCCGATGCCTTCAAGAATATTGCTCAGGGTCAGAAGAATGCCGCGAACGCGGATGCGACAGCGATCGAGACGGCTCTCGATCTTTTGGAGAGAGGAATGCAAAATGTCCTTGCTCAGCAAGCAGGAACAGCAGGACCTGATCAAACGGCTCTATCAGGCCAGGCAAACGGCGGAGCTACAGGCGATGAGGAAGCTCCTGGGGCACCGTCTGGAGGAGACCAAGGCGGACCTGGTGGGATGCCAAGTGGAAGCGTTCCCGCGGCTCCAGGGGGCGGCGCTGGCCTACCGGGGCCTGCTGGAGGACTTGGAGCGTAAAATTCCCGATCTTCCCACCGGACCCTTGTCGAATGCCGGAACCGACTATCGTTGAAAGGATGAGTCATGCCTGAAGTGAAAGCGCCGACGGCGCAGGAAAATCTCGATATTTTCGAAGCGGCTTTTACTCAGATCGCTGCTGCGGATAAGGCAGGAACTAAGGTGCCAGAGCAAATGGCGTCCGTTTCTTCGGCGGACAATCCTGTTGTCGGACCGACGGATAAATTTATGGGAAATGAAATAACGGGGCCAACTGGTCCTACAGAACCTCAGGGTCTGCCCGAACAGCCTGAGGTGATCGGACCAACCGGAGCGACTGGACCGGTTGAACCGACTCCTGAACAGAAAGCTATGGCTGCGGTGGAAAAAGCAGCCGCGGACGCCGAAGCTGCGCGGGTTGCGCAGGAGGAGCAGTTCATCAAGCATGTCAAGACGGTGGTGGAGACAACGCAGCCACTGGCTCCGCCAGCTCCGCCGAAACCTGCGCCTCCAATCGAGCAGCAGCTGTTCACGCCGGAAGAGATTGAATTTTTGACGGCGTACGATAAAGAGTTTCCGGACATTGCCCGAGCGGAGACAATCCGTCGGCGAGCGGACCTTCGAATGACCGTCGGTTATGTCTTTGACGAAGTCACCCGGAGTCTCCAGCCGCTGGTGCAGCAGATTCAAAATCTCGCGGCGCGGACGCATCTGGGCGATATTCACCAGATGGTGCCGGATTACGATACGACGCGCGAGCAGGTGATTGCCTGGGTGGACAAGCAACCGCCATATCTGAAAGCGGCCTATCAGAGAGTGGTTCAGCAGGGTTCCGTCGATGAAGTGGCTGACCTGATCAACCGATATAAGAAGGACACGGGTGTTGTTGCACCGCTTGCGGCAGCAAAACTTGAACCTGAACTGACCCCGGCAGCGAAGAAAGCCGCAGCGGCGCTGGCTCCTGTAGGTTCTAAGCGATCTGGGGCAGTTGTCACCGAACCTCAAGATTTCGACGGTGCTTTTGGGGCTGCTACGGCAGCGTTGGCAATGGAGGAAGAGCGGGAGAGAAAAGCGAATCGATGAAGGATACTTGACAATGAAATAACTTGTGTGTAGATACAGGCTACCTAAGCTGCCGTGATAGCCCATACAAGCGGGCTTTTCCTGGACCTAGTTGGGTAAGTGTAGTTGAGCTTTTAAAGCTCCTAACCCAATTCTTAGGAGGCCACCATGGCCGCTCTGACGACTTACGGGGACATTTCACCGGCCGTTGCCGCTTATTCCGTTGTGCGTATGCTCAAGCGTGCGATGCCTTATTTACATTTGGAAAAATTCGGCCAGGTTTATCCTTTGCCGACCAACTCGACGCAGACTGCTAAGTTCCGTCGTTACTTCCTGCAAGGCGCTACTGGCGCGGCAGGCCCGGATACTGGCGGCACCAGTGGCGGCACCAGTCCGTTCTTTATCCCGGTGGCCACCACGCCCCTTATTGAGGGTGTGACGCCATCCGGTTCGATCCTGGCCAACCAGGACTACACCGTCACGCTTCAACAGTATGGCGATTATATCACGATTACCGACGTGATCGAGGACACCCATACTGATCCGGTTCTGCAACAGTCCACCGACATTCTCGGCGAGTCTGCGGCGGTCACCGTCGAGACGCTGCGGTTCAATGTTCTCAAGGCCGGCACCAATGTATGGTTCGCCAATGCCCAGGTGTCTCGCGGTGCCGTTGTCACCGCCATTACGCTGGCTGACCAGCGTCGGGTGACAACCGGTCTTAACCGCCAGAATGCCCGCAAGATCAGTCAGGTGGTCGCATCGACGCCGGACTTTAATACGAAGTCGGTCGAGGCGTCCTACATGGCCGTCTGCCATCCGGACCTGGAGAGCGATCTTCGTAACATGACCGGCTTCAAGGTGGTCGCGGACTACGGTCCGCACACCACGCCATTCGAAGGCGAGATCGGGTCTTGCGAGCAGGTCCGTTACCTTACCTCGACCGTCATCGCTCCCTGGACTAATACAGGTGGCACTTCGGTGACTAATGGCCTGCGGTACACCGCGGCTGGCGGTGCTGGTTCGTGCGATGTCTATCCGATTCTGATCTTCGGTCGCGACGCTTTCGGCATCGTGCCGCTCAAGGGCAAGTCTTCGATGACTCCGATGGTGGTTAATCCGAAGCCGGCTCCGGGCGATCCGCTGGCTCAAAGGGGCACAGTTGGGTGGAAACTGTGGACTTCCACGGTTATCCTCCAGGATGCCTTTATGGGTCGTTTGGAAGTGGGGGCGACCGCGTAATTCTAACGGCGGGCTTCGGCCCGCCTCCTTCTTCAGGAGATGAACATGACTAACGCAGTTTCTCACATCAGCCCGATCAACTACAACGCCATGGCCAACATCGCCACCGGCTATTACACCGGCGATGCTTCTGGTGCGATTCCTGTCGATATCGGCTTTACCCCGACTTGGGTAAAAGTTGTGGACATGTCGGCGACGACTTCGCCCACTTCTTATGAGTGGATTCTCGGCATGGCTGCTACCGATTCGCTCATTGAAACCCAGGCCGCGCCGCAGCCGGTGATCGACACTAACACCAATATCTCGACTAACGGCGTGATCAACACTGGCATCGTCTCGGCTGGCGTCTATCTGCCCAGCGGCAGTGGCGCTGGTGATGGCACGTTAGGCAATACCTCGGTCTCGGACTACTCGATCACCCAGTCGGGCAATCGTCTGACTTTCGGCACGAACCTGAATACTTCTGCTCATAATTACGTTTGGGTGGCGATCGGCTGATCGGTGAGTTTCATGTGCTGCATTCGGATCGAGCGAGCTTCCAACGGGTATGTGGTTCATGCCACGGACCCGAAGATTGCCGCCGAGAATCAGAAGCCGAACAGCAAGTGGAAGGATTCCGATCGGGAGTACGTGTTCAAAGAACTGGGGGCGGCATTGGAATTCATCGAGAAGATCGCGGAGATCGCGCTTCCTCTCGATCCCGAGCCGCCCGATCCGTTCTCGAAGGCGTTCAATGCCGCCGTCAAGGGTGGCGAGGATAAGGACTGACGACCATGACGGTGAAAATCATCTCCCTGGACGATACCGGTAATTCGTCTCTTGGTGTCCAGCTTGCGAATATCAACACTAATTTCACTGCTGTGGTTGCCGGCATCAATGCCGGCGTTACAGGCTCGACTGGCCCGACTGGTCCGACCGGACCTTCCGTTACCGGAGCAACCGGCCCCACCGGCGCATCCTCGACCGTCACTGGTCCGACCGGAGCTACTTCGACTGTTACCGGTCCTACCGGCTATACTGGCCCTACCGGGTCTACTGGACCGACCGGCCCCTCTGTTACCGGCCCGACCGGCGCATCTTCAACTGTCACCGGCCCTACCGGGTCTACTGGACCAACTGGACCTTCTGTTACCGGTCCGACCGGGGCCGCAGGTACTGCTTCTTCGACGGGTGCAACTGGTCCCACGGGATGGACAGGACCTGCTGGAGCGGCATCGACCGTCACTGGCCCAACAGGCTGGACAGGTCCAACCGGTAATGTCACTGGCCCGACTGGTCCCACTGGTTGGACAGGTCCTGCATCCACCGTCACTGGCCCTACCGGCGCATCTATTGCGGCTGTTGGCACCTTTGTGGCTAACGGTGTGACTCCCGTCACTGTGGCTGATGCTGGCGTTACCGCCAATTCGCTGATTTTCTTCACCTTGAAGACTGTTGGCGGTACTGTGGGGACTCTTCCGGTTCTCCGAACGATCACGGTTGGCGTTGGCTTTACGGTTGTGGCTTCGGCCTATGATATCTCGACTTATAACTATGGCCGTCAAGGCTGATCCTGAAGGAGTTTGTCATGTCTTTGAAAGACTTGGGTAGCAATCTCGAACGTGAGATTCCGGTAGCTGTCAAGGCTAAGCCTGTCGGCATGCCGGAGCGCGTCAAAATTATCCTGGAGGAGAATGACAACATTCCTCCGACTGGACAGTTTTTCGGCATCAATGGTGTCAGTTATATTCTCAGGGCTGGCGAGGAAGTCATGGTGCCAACGGGCATCATTGACATTCTCGACAACGCGGTCGAGACGCGCCCGGTGCTCGATCCGAACACTCTGAAACCGATCGGTTGGCGGAACAGACAGAGATATCCGTATAGAAAAATTTCCTGAACAATATTAAGGACTTAGTTGAATGACCCTTCGCGAGCTGCTCGAAGAGCTGCGGGAGAACATTCTGCACGATCGTTCTGATCAGATTGCCGGGGCTTCCGATTATCTTTGGTCTGACAGGACTCTTGTGAGATATATCGATCAAGCGCAGCGACGCATGGCGCGTCAGGCGCTTATTTTGCGTGATTACATTTCTTATTTTCCGACAAAGCCGTTTGAGAAGGCATATAAGCTTCCGCCGTATGTGATTGCGGTGATTTCGGCGCGCTGTCTGGCGCTTCCTTCTGTCAGTCCTCCACTTCCTGAAGATCATTCTGATCTCGCGCGTGCTGGTCATGCATTGTTTGATACCTATCATGTTCCTGACACATATTTCTTTGATCCTGGTTCGTTGAGCGCGTTGCCGCCTGGCAAGATGCTGGCTTTTGATACCGACGAATATCTCCAGGAGGATGACGAAGGTTCACTTGGGACAATGACTCTGCGTGTCTTTCCTGCGCCGGACCCGCTTCATATTCAACCTTTGCGTTTACGTGTCTTGCGTTTACCGAAGACTCATCTTACCCTGGAAAATTTGGATGTGTCGCCAGAGATTCCGGAAGAGCATCATCTTGATCTCTTAGATTGGGCGGCCTATCTTGCCTTGCGTATCGTGGATGTGGATGAGGGCATGCCGAACAGAGCGCAGGAATTCATGCAGACTTTCGAGGTGCATTGTTTGGAGGCTCGAAAGATTATGATGCGCAAACTGTTTGCGGTCTCGGCTTGGGGATTCGGTAGGAACGGATTTTCATGGGATACGGATTATCTGTGAGCCATTTGCTGTTGTAGGATTAACGCGCTATAGTGGTGGCTCTGCTTGTTTGGAGTACCCGCCATGGCCGGTCTTATTTCCCCCAAGAAAACCTCGCTCCGTATGGGCGCTATCCCTGGTTATCAGGTTGGTACGCCTGACGTACCGACTCTTCCCAATCCTGCTTCACAGGTGGCGCAGGGGGTTACGTCGCCCGCTGGATATTTGCCGACTACTGCGCCTCTGCTTCCTACTGCCATTTCTGCAATTCCAGCTAATTTTGCTGCTAATAATCCTTTTGCAGGTACGGCGGCGCGAGGTTATGCAGCGGCTACGGAAGGGGCTCGGACTGGTGATATAGGGCGTCAGATAGGCGGATCATTGACTGGTGTGGCTGCATCTATTCCTGCCGGTACTTTTGCTTTGGGTCGCGGCGTTATGAGCGCGGTTGCGCCGGTGGCTCGAAGTTTTTGGGGTGGTTTAACAGGCATTCCTTCTGCCGCTCCTGCGGCCGGTGGCGGCGTTACTACTGCACCTACTGCGCCTGTCACACCTGTTGCATCTGCCAGTCCTTGGGGGACTTCTTCAAAACTTGCAGCAGCCATGACAAATTTCGGTCAGATTCCTGCCGGCTATACTCCCGGTGCTGCAATTAATGAGAAGGGGGAGCGCCCGTTCGATATTATTCGAAGAGGCGAAATGACGCATTACAATGATTTGAATACAAGTGCGATTCCGGCTGGTGCTTCTGGTGTTCCTGGTGTTCCTGGTTCGCACATGATGTCAATTCGTGCCTTGACGCTTCTTGCTCCACTTCTTCAAGCAAGAATGGCGGCTCTTTCCAATCCTCAGAATCAAGTGTCTGCGAAAGTGGTGCAAATGATGGAGAAGGAGCATGCGAATTCTATTGCGAAGGGGATGGACCCAAGGATAGCTGACGCGAAATTGAAGGATGATTATTGGCAGTTCCTGAATGGCCAGTGGAAGGCGGAGGCGGCGGCGCGTCAGGCGTACGGTATAGGGAATGATCAAGGTGCTGATCAGAATCAGATTATTCCAGGTGCTGGTTTAACTGAGCCGGCGGGTCAGTAATATGGTCGATTTCACCCCTAACGAACCTTCTTGGCTTCCCAGGATGCCGGCTATTTCGCCGGTGTCGCCGAACTTTACTTACGCTTCGGAACAACCGTCTGCGCCTCCGTCCTCTTCCGGTTTCTTTACACCCGCCCTGGCCAGCGGGGCTTTTGGTTTTCTAGGCGGTGCCGCCAGGGCCATTCAGGCTGGTGGGGCGGCGGTAGGCGCTCCTGGTATTGCCGAGTGGGGACAGGCTCATGCCTTGAAAGCGGAGCAAGAAGCTCGGCAATGGACAAATCCCGATATTGAAAAGCAGCCTTGGTATTACCCCGAGCATTTCGCATATGGCTTGTTGCAGAGTGCCCCGACTCTCGCTCTGGCTGGACTGATGGGGGGCGGTGCTGGTGGCCTGGCGGGCGTGGCGCGTGGCGGCGCGGCCTTTCTTCCTCAGATGATTGGCCAGAATGTCCAGGAAGAACAAGCGACACATGGTGGAGAATTGTCGCAGGGTGGGGCGCTCAAGGCGATCGGGATTGGCTTGCCTGAAGCGGCGGCGGCCGGCTGGATACCTCATGAATTGTTTGGGTCTGGCGCTGCTGCTGTGGCTGGCGGTTTCGGTACCCGCGCGTTCAAAGAAGCGGCGAAAGTGGGCGGGTATCAGGCGGCGTTGGGTGCTGGAATTACCGCGACTACTCAGCAAGCCTACCATCCTGACATGCCAGCCGTTGATCGCGCTACTCAGATTGTGGACAGGGCGATGCAGGGTGGCGCTTTTGGCGCTGCGCTTGGCGGTGCGTTTGGCGCATTGCGCGGGAAGGCTCTTCCATTGAGAGGTGAACCTGGTAAGATTTCAAATGATGCTCTAAAGGCTGCTACTGATCCAGCTGTTCCGATTTCTCCGCCTTCGGTTGCTCCGGTTGCTCCGGTTGCTCCTGGTGCGCCTCCTGAAACTGCGGTTCCGTCGTCGGTTGCTTCTGGTGTGCCTCTGCCTGTTGATCCAGTAGTTACGGCTTTCCGGGCGACGATGTTCAATGCTGAAGGCATTGCGGATAAGACGATCGCCAAGTTCCGAAAGGACCCGGATTATGCAAATGTGACAGATGAGCCTAGTATGGTTATGGCTCTTCGGGAGAAATTGGCTTCATATCTCGAGGAGGGTGAAGACCCGCCGAAGATGTTGCAAAGACTTTTTGCCAAGTATGGCGGCCATGAGACTTTCGATACTACCGCACTTGGGGATAAACTCAAGACTGCAAAATTGACAGAAGCTGAACGGAATGAAGTGCAGCAACATTTGGCATGGCATACAGAGGCTGATGCTCGTGAGGAATTGGCTAATCCGACATTGCCGGAGAAGCCGACTGCTGATATGTTACTTAACCATCCTCTTGTTAGGGCGAGTCTTGCTAAGGTCAGATTTGATACTTCCGGCACCGTCAAGGATGCAGTAGGTATTGACGTTAACGATCCTTCCTTAATCCATATTGATTCGCGCATCAACGATGAGAAACCCCCCGATCAGCGGGCGACTGCCACGATTGACGGTATCGAGACGCCAGTATTTCAACTGGTGGCGCGTCATGAAATTCCTGAAGCTGTGCTTATTGCGCAGTTGCAGAAGAAATTTCCCAACATGGATGCGGACAAGCTTTATCAGATGGCGCATAAGGAAGGTGGTATTGTCGCTGAGCGTCAGGCGGTGCGTCAGTTCGCAGCGGCTAATGGTAAGGACCCGGATATATTCGAGAAAGCCTATAATGGCTGGTGGGATTCGCAAATCGAGAAGGCGGAGAAACCGAAGCCGAATATTGCGAATGCGCCTGTTGCACAATATCCTTATGAAAAGCATCATATTGCTGGAGAAAAGGACACTCCTTTTGGAGGAGGTGAAAATGCCGTTCGAGAGCCAGGCACAGCGGGCGTGGATGTACGCCAATTATCCGAAAATGGCGGCAGAGTGGGAGAAGCATACCCCCAAGGGAATGTCCCTGCCCAAGAAGCTGCATCCCGAGGAGTCGGTGAAAGTCCCACTCTCCAAGAAATCCTCGCGACCCAGCAGCCGCAAGTAGGTCCGAAAGCTGACTTCACTAATTTTGGGAAGACTGATCCTGAGAAAGAGCAGCGTGCGGCAGATATTTCGAAAACTGGCATTCAGATACAATCTGCGCTTCAGGTTCCCACTCTTCGTGATCGTATTCAGCAAGCATACTTGGCGGTTACAGGTGGGAACTATAATAGACAGGCATTGCTTAGTGATATTCGTGCTCAGTTGCCGGATATTTCTAAAAAGGATTTGGACGCTGCTCTTATGGAGACGCCTAATATTCTTCGTGCATTTGACAACCAGGCTATGTTAACGACTGCCAATCGAGAAGGGGCCTTGAATTTTAAAGGCATCCCAATGCACGCCATTACCATGCGGCCGCCGATACAGTCTGTGCTTGAGGTTCCTGCCCGGCAACCGGTTACATTTGGCAAGGCTGAAGGTAAATTGGCTCCTGTACCGACTGAAGAACCTGTCAGACAGCTTGCTGAATCGACAAAAGAAACAATTCCGAACTTCATGCACGATGCAGTGAGGACTGTCGGTGGCGAAATTGTGACTTTCGATGCCGATCACGGTTTATTGAAGACAATGGATGAGTTTAGTCGCACAGTATATTTACCTGTTTATCGTGTTTCGAATGCAATTGGCTCCGATGATATTAGAAGTGGGAAGTTACCTTCTTGGTTGGTTAATGATCCCGATAAAGTTGCACAATTTCGAAGGTTGGCTCTTTTAGATGTGGCTAAAAGTCGGCGAATGCAACAAGAACGTCCTGATGGTCCGTTCCGGGGTGAGCAAGGTCAAGTTGTCGGGACTACCAATGCTGCGCCATGGATGGTTAGTCTTGTTGATCATGCTATGCGGGTGATTGGATTGGGTAAATTGCGAATTTTGATTGTGCATCCCGACGATGTGCCTGATGGTCCGGGTGATCAACATGGACTTTTTGGCGATTATTCGGCGGCGCGTGCGGCAGGATTGCCTAATCATACTTGGAATGGATTTGCAGCAACTTTCGGTCCTGATTCCACAGATTTCGCGATCTACATCAAGCCTGGTATGGGCATGCCACAACAGCTTGGGGTGCTGGCGCATGAAATGGGACATGTTATTTTAAAGACTGCATTTCGTAATGCTCCAGTAGAGGTGCAACAGGCGCTTCTCAATGCTCATCAGATATGGAGGAATACGCTCGGCTCACATGTGTCGAAACAGGCGTTTCTTAGATCGATAAAAAGTCCGGCCATGATTGGTCAATTGGATCATCCGGATGCTCCGATGACATCTCTTGGTGAGGACTATCTTAATTACGCCACGAGCTGGGATGAATTTGCTGCTGATATGACGGGACGCGCTCTTTTGCACCAGGTTGTTAATACGACTCCGGTAGGTAAGTTCTTCTTAGGTATCGCTAATCGGATACGTGGCATGCTTCAAGCTATTACTGGTGAGGACCTTCCCGATCAGGCGTTTGCGAATTTTATAGATTATATGAAGGCGCATGCTGGCGAGGATAACGCGCATGGTTGGGGAAAAGAACTGAGTAACCGGGCTGGTCATCGATTCCCTGAGGGGAATGATCTTCAGGCCGAGCGAACGATCCAGGAGTCGGAGCGGGATGGTCGTGGCGCGGTTAACGCGATCAGTAATTTGTGGGATCGGGTGAAGGCGCTTGGCTCGACTACCAAAGTAGGAGTTTATAATAACACTCTGGGTGGTCGTCATCTTGATAGTCTTGTCAATAGTGCTCCCGAGCATATGCGGCCTTCAATGCGTTACACATATGATATGCACAATCATGGGGACATGCTTACAAGTGCAACAAACTTAGTGACTGCAATGGGCATGCGTCTTGCTCGTGCATCACCGGATACTACGCAGAAACTTGTTAATATTGTGGCGGATGATCTTCAGAATCCGTGGGGTATTGATTCAAGGAAATCATGGAATGATCATCCTGAGCTACATAATTTGAAGAATACTCCACAGCTTCAGGCAATTTATACGCAGATGCGCAGTAATCTTGATGCCATGCAGCGTGCTGGTGGTCGTCCTGCGCTTGATGCAATGCTTCGTTTGTATCAAATACTAGGGCTTCAAGGAAATGTGGACGGGGCAGATACATATATTTATCGATCAACCAAGGCAGGTATGCCGTTGATGGGTCCTGATTGGGTTCCCTCAAGCATTCGGTTTACTTCTCCGCGTCTTTTTGGACTCGATAAAATGATGCATGATGATCCGACTTTATTAACGGCATACAATTTCTATAAGAATGAGAATACTGCGATTATGGCGGCATTGGAAGCGCGCATCAATGCAAAGACTGGCGGCGGCGCATCGGAAGAATCAGTGGCGGCCGAGCGCGCCTTGCTGACGAATATGCAGGAGAGGACCAAACAGGTTGAGAAAGGCACCTATATGCCTCTTAATCATGGTCGCGGCGATTTCTTCGTTTCAGGAAAGATTGCACTTGGCGCAGATAAGAAAATTGATCCTGCGGCTGCGACGGCAGTGCGAAATGCCTTGGACAAGGGGGGTTTTGAGCGTATTCGATTGGCTCATGATTCCGGGAGCAACACGCTTTTTGCTCGTGTTGACGATCAAGCGACGATGGACAGATTGAAGGGTATCTTCCAGGACTTGCATAAGCAGGAGCATTTGCTTCCTGATGAGATTAAGAGTGGACATCCTGGAGATACGGAATCGTATGCGAGACTTGGACCTAAGCAGTTTCAGTTTGTATCTGACGTTATTAATGAGGCGTTGGAAGATGTTGAGATGAAGCCGGAAGAGCGGGCCGCGATCAAGGGCCGTCTGATGTCCAACTGGATGCAGACGCTTTCTGACACCTCGATCATCCCGAACGAACAGCAACGCACTTACGCTCATGGGCACGATGAAGATATGATTAAAGTGGCGGAGACTACCGCCATAAATATCGCGCGTGCGCATAGCACTCTGGCAATGTCTAGTCGAATGATGGATGGTTGGGCGTTAATTAATGCGGCAGTCAAGGCTGCCAGGAGCGATCCTAATATTTCGACTGAGGATAATTTGAAAGGAAACGACGCCGCGCGTGAGTGGTATCGTCGTGAATCGGAAGCTGCGTGGTCAATACCAGCTAATTTTGGGGATACGGTAGCGTCTCTTATGCATACGTCGAGTATTGGATTTAGCTTGCCGTACATGTTCTTGCCGACATCGCAGATTGTGACTTTGGCGCATCCTGAATTGGCTAAGGTGTTTGGTATGGCGCGTGCCGCCTATGCTATCGGTGCTGAAACTAGTCCGGCGTTTAAGGTTCTTGCAGCAGTTCTAGGAAGTCCGGATCGCTTTAATGTTGTTTTTCGTGAGAGCGTTGTGGGGAAGGCCGTTGATGAGTGGCATACGAATGTTGTCATAAGAATGGCTAATGCTGGATTGTTGAACAGTTTTACTCCAAACATGACCGCAATGAACAAGGCGCTCACCAGTACGCAAGAGAGAATTCTTCATATAGCTAACGCTCCCGGTACTTATGCGGAGATGTTGCCTCGTCTTGTCACTGGTTTTGCGGCTGCACGACTTTACGATAACTTTCCTAAGCAGATTGAAAGTTCTCGCAAGGGAATGAGCCGGGATGATTACATTCGAGAAGCTGTAACTAACTCTCAATTTCCTTGGGGTGCTGGCGAAAATGCGCGTTGGTTGGGCAAGAAAGGACCGCTTGGTCCTGCTACCAGGATTTCGTTTGCATTCATGAATTATCAACAACGTATGGTTGTTAAGATTTGCCATGAGATACGTTCTCTCGCGGGTGCTGAAGGCAGTCAGGCGCAGAAGGAAGCTGGGACATTCTTGATGGCGCATCTTGCTGCGGCGACTGTTCTTGCTGGTACGTTGGGATTGCCGTTCGCCGGATTTGGCGCAGGTGCTTTTGACAAGCTGGCGCGGCTATTCACTGGTCGTGATGATGTCGATATTCAGGGAATGTACCGAGTATGGCTTAAGCATGTGTTCGGCGATGACGTTGGCGAGATCATGGCGAAGGGATTGCCGCGGGAGTTCGGTATTGACTTATCGAAAGTGGGCGATCAGAACTTGCTTCCCGGCACTCAGATCATGCAGGACAAGCGTAAACTTGAAGAGGCTACCAGGGATTGGTTCTTGTCCATGGGTGGCGCGGCCTCCAGTCAGGCCGTAAACACTCTTCTTGGTCTGCGTGATATGTGGAATGGTGATTATCTCCTGGGCGCGACTAAGATGCTGCCCGAGCAGTTCAGGAGTCTTGCCGAGGCGGCCTACATCGACAAACATGGATATGTCGACAAATATGGTAACAGAAATAAATTGACGCCTACTGCATTAGAAATTCTTGCATCGGCCTTGGGCTTTGATCCTGCTCGTCTGACGGATATTCAGGAACAGCGAAGAACCTATCAAGGATTGAAGGCGCAGGAAACAGAACGAGAGCAGAATATTGAGCGTCATATCGTACTTGCTCAGCGTCAAAATCCGGCAAGCATGCCTTACTGGACTGACCAGGCGAGACAGTTTCAACGCGATCATCCCGGCGATGCTGGCCCTATAATGAGAATTCAGGCTATAATGCAGCACGCCGCGCAGGAGCAGGCCATCGCTCAATCAGAGAACGCGCCTCCCGGCATTTCGCCGCGAGATTGGGCGACGACTTACAAGCGTGTTCTTGATTTTGCGCCTAAAGTTGGCGGTTTTGTGCAACCTCAATAGGGAGTAAGGTGAAGTGCCTTACGGTCCGGGATGGTATCCGATCCACGATAAGGATCGCGATGGCTGGCGCTGGAGCTGGGGGACTCTAGGTGTCACCGGAAATACTGGACCGACGGGGCCTGCTTCAACTGTTACGGGACCGACAGGACCTTCGAGTGTAGGACCAACTGGACCAATTGGCCCAACCGGACCTTTTATAACAGGACCAACCGGACCGACCGGACCGACAGGGAGTACGGGAAATGCGGGTGCTGCGGGGGCGACCGGTCCGACCGGGCCAACAGGAAGTTCAGGAAATGTGGGCGGCGTTGGAGCGACTGGCCCCACAGGTTGGACAGGTCCCACAGGTGCGGGCGGAGCCGCCTCGACCGTCACCGGCCCCACAGGCTGGACAGGCCCCACAGGACCTACCGGGGCTGCTTCGACTGTTAC